AATACTATTTGTTGATTAAGGCTACCTACGATTTTACGTACGTCACCCTTTCTAGACTTGATCATCCAGTTCGCAAGTGCAGAGCAAGATAAGTTTTTCATCCTGCCTTCAGCATCAGGTGCATCTGAGTCTTTCCATGTAGGTCTTTTCTTTGCCATATTAATCTGCGAATATTTTATATACGTCTAGTATATCTTGTACAATGCTATGTCTGTGATTCTGCTGTAGATTAACAAAGTTAAATCCATCAACCTGCTCTTCTACTCTACGAAGAAACGACAGACCGCTAGTCTTTTTATTTTTTAAATCTATTTGTGCGATATCTCCACACAATACCATCTTTGAGCCATGACCAAGTCTACCTAGCAGAGCCTCTGTTTGGCTATGAGTTAGGTTTTGTACTTCGTCTGCTATAATAAATGTATTAGTAAAAGTTAAACCACGAACATAACCAAGCGGAAGTATTTGTATATTGCCTTCAGCTAGCTCTTTATCTATCTTTGCTTTGTCGTATAGATTATAAAAGTTCTGATAAATAGGCTGTAACCATGGATCCATTTTATCTGAAATATCACCAGGTAAAAACCCCAAGTCTTCACCAGCTAATACTGCTGGTCTAGTTATAATAAGCTTATCGATCTCTTTTCTAAACAACAAATCTAAACCAGTGGCAGTAGCTAGTAATGTTTTACCAGAACCAGCTGCGCCAGTTATTACGCTTACTGCGCTATCTAGTATAACAGACTTAGCTAGTTTTTGCTCATCGTTTAATTGTATCTTGAATTTAATTGGATTCTTTGGTTTTCTTTTAGCTTTAAAAACTTCGTCTGTTGAGTTCGTCATTTACTTTTCTTTTTGCCCATTTTACCAGGGCCACCAGCCTTAGTGCATCTTACTCCCCAACCGGAAGCATATGCACTAGGCCATACTTTAAATTTCTTTTTTGCGGCGGCTTTGCATGCCGGGCTAATCTTACCCATATTAATAACCTATACGGTAAAAAGAAATATGGTATCCAGCTCGTACATTACCTCTAATGGTAATCTGTGCTGCACAAGGTTGATCACCTACTTCTAGGTACATTTGTTCTCTCATGTTTTCAGCCATGAAGAAACATGCTTTAAAAGCTGTCTCTTCTAAGAAATTTATTTCAACTGCTTCAAAACCTCTTGGAGGATTACAAGGAGCTACAGATGAAACAGCAGAAGGTATACCACCTGCACCAGGTAATCCATAAGCAGCAATGCCAGGTCCTCCTATAGTAGGCCTTCCGTCTTCTTGGATTTTTATAATCTCAACATTTTTGAGGGTTACTTTACGTCCATCGAAACGTGCTGGGTTGCTAGCAAATACTCCTCCAGGAATAGCTAAGCCTTGTGCCATAGCTGACAACGCTAATGAGCACACTGTTAAAAGTGCAATTAATTTTTTCATAATATTATTGTTTTGGTTTTATAAATGTTTTATAATGGAACATACTAGCCCAAGTCCATAGAGAAGCATAGCCAATGTTGACTAATATCTCTGCGAAAGGTGGATACTGTGCTACTAGTACGTTGTATAAAGAGCCTAATGACGGAGCTGCGAGTCCAACTCTAAGCATCCAACGCTCATATATGTTTAATCTCGATATTACCTTTACGTCTCTTCCAAAGATAAATATGTAAAATAACGTTGAGTTAATAAATATAACTATATTAGATAACTCGTTTATAATATGAAGTAGTTCCATTTTATTTTGTTGTTCCTTTGTAGAATTTATTAGATATAGCTTCAACACCTTTTAATCCTAAAAAGCCTAGTATAAAAGCAATACCGTTTTGATAGTTTGATTCTGTTATTCCAAGTGTAGAGCTAACTACTGGCGTTAAGTAGTTTGCAGAAGCTACACCAGTTATTATAGCGAAAAATGTTTGCTTAACATTTGTAGCACTACCTTTACCTAATAGCAACAATGAGCCGAACAATCCAGCTATTGACTGCATTATATTTATTCCTATTTCGTCTAAAAAAGTTTTCATGTTTTATTTCTTTTTACCACCGTATGAATATGGAAACAATGCGTTCATAGCTTTGCGTCTACCTTCACAACCGCATGGTATATTAAGACCTTCAGAAACTTTATCTACAACCTTCTTAATTCCAGTTGCTTTAGTAAACTTATGTATATCGTCGCCTAATCCTCTTGATTTCATATTAGTATTTTCCTCTTACTCCTTTTGGAGATGACTTAGTACTACCACCTTTACCAGCCCATAAATCTTTACAAGCCCAGTATCTAGCGGTTAATTTATCTTTTGCTTTACTACATCCATGCCTAGCTCTAAAACTCTTGCGGGCTGCAGCAGAGTAGTTATGACCATATCCACTAGCTCCGTAGTGTATGATCTTCTCTTTGCCTCCCGAGCAAGCTTTAACAACTCTCTTCTTGCCAGCCTTTGGTGACTTGCGAGGAGCGTTGCATTTCATTTTAGATTTATCTAGCCTTGCCATAGTTATTTAGTTAATCCTTTCCACATCTCAATTAATCGTGGATCTGGATATATATCGCTTTTATCATAGCGTACACTTACATGCGAGTATACACCGCGTTTATTTCTTAGTGCCTTGTCCCATACATCCCATACTCTTTTGTCATAATCCAAAGGTATACTATATCTTTTACCCCAGTATAATAACAACTTCCTCAAACTTTCGATCTGCTCATCAGTATACTTATGCCAATACTTGCTACCTCTAAATTCTTTATCTAGTGTTACAACTTCTGTCTCAGGTAAGCTATGACCATATATAGTTTTAAAATGATTTTTATTTGGTGTCATTGGTCCATAAGCGCAAAGCTCAATACCGATGCTTGTTTTATCTAGTGATAAATAAGGTAAGTTTTCTTTTTGAAATACAGACTCTTTTAATCCTAAATGAAAAGCCCAGTACTTAGAAGAAAAAGCTTGAACAATAGTACCGTCTCTTGATATGCAAATAGCCGTACCAATACGAGCCCTATCATTGTTCCAAATATCTATTGTTCTTTGACCAGATGGATTACCAACTGTATGGTGTAAGTAGATTTGTCTCTTTGGAAACTCTTCAGCTATATACTGCCCGCTGTCTAGCGGATGTTGTACAAGATTTAAGTCTTCTAATTTTACACTATTCATTACTATATGAGTTACTTGTTTTAATACTGTTTTACCTATTTATTATTTTGATCTTCCTTCTATAAGGATCATTAGACTTGCGATTAAAAGTTGCTGGATAATTAGATTTCTTTTCCTTTTTATCTTTCTCGTCTTCGATACCTAATTCCCAAGCCTGCCAACCGCTAAGTAATGCTATTCTTTCGTACATTGCTAAGTCTTGATCAAAAGCATCTTTAACGTTATTGACTTTTTTAATTGCTCTATCTACAGGTACGTTTGTTGTAGCTGATATAACATTGCCAGCTGCAAGCCAAGCAGGATTATCTAAGCTAAATCCTTTTTGCTTCATCTCATCTGAGTTCCATTGAACTTCTCTAGCTGCTTGATTTATTCTTGATAACTTAGAAGATATAGGTGGCGATAACTTTGTTAATTCGAAAGCTACTTTTTCGTACTTAGGTCTATCTTTCTGTGACTCATTGTATATCCTAAGGCCGGCATTTTTAACAACAGAAGTAGCAGCACCTGAAACTCCCATACCTCTTAGCACACCATCAGCCATGCCATTAGCAAGCCTTATGGTTTTTTCTTCCATCTCTTCTTCGTCTTCCATATCTGCTGCAAATAATGCCTGCTGTATAGCATTGAATATAAAACCTTGAACAGCTCCGTAGTAAATTATCTTAGATATATTAGTAACAGCATCGCCTCGTCTAGCAGCTAAATCTTGCCCAGCTTTCTTTATTATTCTAGCATACTGGCTAGGTGTATTAGCAAATGCTAGTACAACACGACCTAATGGTCCAGCTTGCTGCTTTGATATTCTATCTGGACGTGATGACTGCTGTGACTCTTCAGCTGTTTCTCTAAAATCTAAGAAAGCTTTTTCTTTAGCTTCAGTCTCTGATAAACCTTGCTTGATGTAAGACTTAATCCTATTTCTATAAAATGTAGCACCACCAGAAGCAATAGCAAAGCTATCAGCGATTTGTGTAGGTGTAAATCCTAATCGCAATAAATAACTAATAGCACCTTTTGCTCCACCTCTTTTAGCCATATCAGCAATATCAGCTTCGTTGACGTTTATATTCATACCTTCTCTACGTTCTTTTAAGAAGTCTGAATTAAACAACTCTTTGAAGTCTTTCCAATATTGCTTTTGATTTGCAAAAGCTTTACCAGCTGCAAGTATATTATTATCTTTGAAGTTAATAAAGTTAACTGCAGATAAAGTCTGAAGTACGGCAGATCTAGTATTCAAGAACATGATTGCACCAATACTGCCATTTAACCAGTCAAGCATACGGCCAGTAGTTGAGTCACCATTATAGTTCCTATTTTTACCAGACTTCATACGCTCAAGCATATTTTCCATGGCTTCTCTATAAGGTCTGCCATATGCAGCTTCCATTTTATTCAAATTCTTTTCAGAGAAAATAACATCTACATTTTGCTGCCACTCTTCTAAATGCTTAGCACGCTTAGTGCCGCCAAGTCCATCCATCAAGTCTGTAGTAATACTACCACTCAACCAATACTCTTTAGGTGCAGGATAACCATCGCCTTTGTTTATTTCAATAAGCTGATCTGCAAACACCTGTAAGCTAGCATCGTCTTCTACAAATTTAACCATATCTGCTAGATCTGTTTTGCTCAAGCCTGGAATATTCATGCCTTGCTTATTCCATATATACATACGTACAGCCTGCTCTTTGGTAAAGCCTTCTCCTTTTATTTTCTTTCTCAAGTTTTTAGGTACAATACCTAGCTGTTTTTTAAGTGCCTTGTAATCTGCTGCTAACGCTACTCTTTCAGACGAAATATTATTCATAGCTCTAGCATAAGGATCAATCAAGTTCTTTTTATACCAAGCCATTTGATTATCACCAAGCTTACCTTTAGCAAGAGTTGAATATAATAAACCTACAAAGTCATCTGCTGATGGTGGAATAAAGAACTTAAACCTACCTTTACCAGCTCCAACAACTTCAGCTTTTGCTTTTGAATATTCTTTTTCAG